GACCTCGCGCCGCTCCGCGAGATACTTGATCCGCACGCTCTTGCGCTCGTACTCGCTGCGGTTGGTGGCCGGGACGCTGCCCTCGGCGAAGAACGGGTCCAAGTCGGCCCCGTGCTCCTTCACCACGCTGTACTCGTGGAGCGTCTGGGTCACGTCCCGCTTCGGGATCCGCTTCCACAGGCTGAGCTGCTTCATGGTGTAGGTGGCGCTCGCGAGCACGCTCTCGATGCTCTGCGGCACCAGCGGGCTGAAGGTGCCCGTGTCGCCGGCGCTGGTGGTCGCGCCGGTCTGGTAGCCAACGCTGGCCGCCTTTCGCAACGCGGTGTTCAAGGCAACCAGATCCGCCACGGGGACGTTCTGGTTGTTGTTCGGGATGCTCATCATGATCTTGAATGTTCCTTCAGGGGCCTCCAGGCCCCGTCAACGACGCCGCAGCGCCAAGCTGATCAGGACAGATTGAAGTCGGACGCCACCTGCTGCGGGTGATGCCCGGCGTTCAGCCGGTTGATCGCGGTGTTGAGCTGACCGCGCCGCTGGCCGGTCGTCTCGTCGTTGGCCAGCTCGACCAGCGCCTTGTTGATCAGGTCAGGGGTGCCGGTCGGCGCGGGGGCCTCATCGGCGGGCGACGGCACGGGGCGCGCGCCGCTGAGCCCACGGGGGGCCTCGGGCACGTCCAGCGCCTTCGCGATGGCCTGGGACCCGTCGCCCAGCTCGGCCACGTCGTCCCGCAGCGCGCTCAGGTCGGCGCGATAGGCGCGCACTTCCTCGATCAGCGCAACCATGCCCTTCGCCATCGCGTCGTTCTGGGCGCGGAACTCGGCCAGCACGGCGTCAGCCCCCTGGGTGACGGCCTCCACAATGTCGGCCGCCTCATCCATGCTCTTGGCCAGATCCTCGTCACGGTCGGCGTGCTCTCGGTCGAACGCCTCCCGCAGATCGCCGAGCGCCTTGTTGAGCTGGTCGCCGCTGTCGGCATCCAAGTTGGCGAGCGCCTTGTTGATGGTGTCCTCGTCGGCCCCCGCGTCTCGGAGCGCCGCGATCATCGAATCACGGTCCATTGGTGTCTCCATCGGGGGTCGTCCCCGTCGTCATTGTCGGCGCGGTGCGCGCGACGGTCAAGCGTTCCTTGAGGTAGTCTACCGCAAGGTGTTGAAAACTCTACGGACGACCGACGCGCACTCGTCGTCAGTCAGCCGGGGGAACTGGCGGCGCAGCTCGGCCTCAAAGTCGGCCACAGCCGGGTTGCCGTCCAGGCTTTGCGGCACCAGCGGGCTAAAGCCCGCGTCCATGCCCGCCGCCGTCTGGTAGCCGACGGACAGCGCCTTACGCAGATCCATGCGGGCCTCGGGGTTGACCGGGTGCTCGCATACGCTGACGTTCATCACGCGCGCCTTGAGGATGCGCTTTGGGTCGGCCTTGTCCCGCTCCAGCACCTTGCCCTCAACGCTGAACCCGTAAGCGCGCTTTGCGCCACTTTTGCGCATGGCTTGGGCCGTCTCGTAGATTTCGCGGGCCTTGGGCTGGTGCAGGTACAGCAGGCCCTCCACGAGCGTCTGGTTGCCCTTGCGGATCACGCGCTCCGGCTCGCCCAGGATCAGCGGGGTGTGGTTGTAGTTGAGCAACCCGTGGTTCTGAAAGTAGCTCCAGTCCACGCCGTCCTGGGCCAGAATCTCCCCCTGGAAGTCCCGCGCCTCGGTGCTGATCACGCCCCCGATCTTGCCCATGCCGATGTTACCGAATCCCCCGTTGGGGTTGTCGGCCTTGACCAGCATTGGAGCCCAGGTCCGAAATTCGTCGCTCACGCCGTACCTCCTTGACGCCTGATCCTACCATCAGCGGACACGCTAAACCCAGGCGGGACCACGCGCGTATCACACCGGCAGTTAGGGTGAACCGGCCACGCGGTCGGTAACCAGTCGGCCGCCTTGCGCCCCACGTTGGTGCCGTTCACCAGCAGCTCACGCACGCTGAACACGCGCGGCCCGCCCTCACCGTCACGAAACAGGCGCAGACAATGGGGGCACGCGCCCGACTCAGTGACCCGCATCACGCGGCCCGCCTCGCCGTAGTCGTCAATGGCCTGCTCGACCATCCCCAGGTTGTGCGCGCCCTGTAGCTCGGTAGCCGCGATGCGCGACCAGTTGTGCGAGTAGTAGCCGGTCGCGTCTGCCAGATCGCGCGCTAGCTTCTCCTTGTCGCGGTCGGTGAGGATGCTGTGGGCCGTGCGCTCTCGGATGATGGCCTGCATGGTCGCGCGCTGATCCGGCTCAACCTCTTGCTCAATCCGCTCGCCGTCCCAGACCTCATAGACGGCGCTGCTCGCATCGTCGGCGTAGGTGTTGCCCAGGCCCCGGCAGTACGCGCCAGCCCGGCCGACGGCGTGCTTGTAGCTGGCCGCCTCGTGCGGCCCCATCCACGCGGGCGCGCCGTCAGGCTCCACCACGGGGGCGGGGGGCTCGGGCAAGCTGGTGCCCACCTCGATGCGCCCCCCCAGCTCCAGACCCATCTGAACAGGGGCCTCTGCCAGCTCGCGCGCCATGTGAGGGTCCCAATCCCCCAGCGACCACTCGCGCGCGGCTAGCGCGTCGTCCTCGCCCAGCTTGTCGTATGCGCGACCCAACAGCCGCAAGTAAGCGAAGGGGTCAAGGGTCGCGCCCGCCTCCCCGACGGGGATCTGAACGCCACCGATGCGATCCACGTCCAGCGCGCCCGACTCCAGAAGCGCCTGGATGCGGTCAGGCGGCACGGGCGCATGCTCGACGCCGAACAGCTCGATCAAGAAAGCATCGTGGAAGTCCACGATCAGATCGCGCACCACCTTGGCGAGCACGTCACGCACTACGCACAGCCTCATCCAGCCGCGCCAGCAGCCGCGCCTGCATCGCGTCGTATGCGCCAGCCACGCGCCCCGCGACGTGCGCCACCGCATCCAGTTCGCCACCACGCGCCGGTAGCGCCTTCGCCAGCTGGGCGCAGCGGGTCAGCTCGCGCTCTGCGTCCAACAGGGCCGGTAGACGCCCCCGCAGCGCCGCCGCTGCGTCAGCGTGCCCCAGGGCCTCCAGCGCCTTGCACAACCCCTCCTGGGCGCGCTGGGTGACCTCTGCGGGCGTCAGGTCGGCCAGCTCCCCCGCTCGGCTCTCGGTCAGCTCAAGCCGCATTAGAACAGCCCCCCTTGTGACGCCGCCGCGTCAGCCTCTTCGCGCTCGCCAGCCGCCACCGCATCAGCCGCCGCCTTGCTGGCCGCCGCCGCCGCTGCCTTGTCTGCATCGCTGCCGCTCTCGTGCGCCTTGCGGTGAGCCTTGGCCGCCGCCGTGTGTGCGTCCTGGGCGCGCTCCTTGGTGCTCGTCCACTTGTCGCCCCCCCACCGCTCGGGCAGGCCCTCGGCCTCGGCCTCGTGCTTGTCAGCCTCGCTGGCGTGGTCGGTGGCGGGGCCTGCCTTCTTGGCCGCCGCTGCCGCCTTGGTGGCCTTAACGTGCTTCTCCCGATCTGCTGCCGCCTTGGCCTGGGCCGCGTCCTCATCGGCCGCAGACCCGAACGCCTCTTCAAAAATCGTGTCGGCGCGCTTCTTGTCGTAGAACGCCAGCGGCTCCGCGCCCGGCTCCTGCTTGTGCGCCTGCTCGGCGTACTTGCGGAACACCTTGGCGAGCTGGACGGGGCCGCCTTGGTGGATCAGCGCGTTCAGGATCGCAGTCGCGCGCGCGTTCGGCCCCTGGGCAGGGTGCAGCCCCGTGGCCATCTTGCCGTCAACCTCGCGCGCCTTCACGTTGCGCTGCCACGCCTCCAGGCTGGCCGCGCGCCCCTTCTTGCCCTTGGGCAACCCGTACTTGTCCTGAATCTCGACCACGGCGTCCAGCGCGTGCGCCAAGTCCTCTTTGACGCCGTAGTCAGCCCCCGCGCCCTCGGCCTGCACCATGTACGGGACCGCGCGCGCCAAGGACTCCATGATGCTCTGCGGGACCTCGCTCAGCAGGTCCGCATCAGGCACCATCGACCCCACCAACACGTTCTCTACCAGGGCTACGCCGTTCTGATTCAGCCGCCCATTCTTCATGTATGCGTTTTGATTGGCCGCGCTGATCACGCCCGCCCGCTTGAGCTGGTTGACGAATCCCTCCGCGCCCTTGCCGCGCAGGTAGGCCGCCAGCGTCTCGTCAGCGCCCATGCTGGTGCCCAGCTCGGCCAACACCTTGCTGTCCATGCGCCGCGCCTGGGCCACCGCCATCGTGCGCGGGTCCATAGCCTGCGTCATGCTCTCGTTGAGCTGGCGCACGAGTAGCTGCTTGTGGGCGTCGTCGCGCGGCTGCACCTTGCGGACCAGAACGGGAGCCTTCATGGCGTCCACGTCGTCAGGCTTGAAACCGAACTGCCGCGCGTTGTCCTTGAGGTAGCCCTTGAGATCAGCCGCCTTCGCGCCGCCCTGCCGGTAAGCCCGTTTCATGCTCATGCCGCGACTGTTGCCGCCCAGCACCACCCCGTTCTCATCCACGATTGGCGCGCCGTTGGTGGCGTCTGGGTTGGTGTTGATCACCAGATCGGGGCGCAGGTTCTCAGCGTTGCCGATCACCTTCAGCTGCTCGGCCTTGTCGCGATGATAGGCCCGTTCGTTGCCGACGTTGTGCCGTGCGTCCTTGCTGAAGGTGGCCGGGTCGTGAGACGTGATCACGTCGTCGGCATCCATCAGCACCCACTCAGCGCCCATCGGCTCAGGCTGGCCAAACTCGCCCGCGACGTAGACCGTCGTGTGTGCGCCCTTTTTGGTGGGCTCGGTGCGCGGGGCGACGGATTGCAGCCCGCCCAGGAAGACGCGCAGCTGGTTCATGGCCGGGTCGTCCCGCATGCCGGGGTATGCCTGGGCCATCGCCTGCAACTGGCCGATCATGTGCGCCGCCCGCACCTTGGCCAGCGCCTCCGCGCTCATCTTGGCATCCATAGCCAACGGCTGCTGCTCAGCGTCGGGGCCTGGGGTCAGGGCCAGCTTGAGCACTTCACGCAGGTGCGCGATCTCGGACGTGGCTCGGTTGACCACACGCTCCATCGCCGCAACGGACCGGGGCAGGTGGATCGCCGCAGCAACGTGCTTTGTATCCACCGCCTCCGCGCCGTCAGCCTTGGCCAGATTCTCAGCAGCTCGGGACAGCTTGCGGTAGTTGCGCGCGACCCAGGCCGTCTCACGGTCCAGCATCGACCCGATCAAGGTCTGCCGCGCGCCGTCCGTCCAACCCTTGCGCTCCAGGGTCCAGCGGATCGCGCGCTTGGCGTCGTCGGCGTTCACGCCAGCGCGCCCCAGCGCCTTCTCCAGCTTGGCGTGGACCTCGGGCAGCCGCTTGGCCATATCGGCAAAACGCTGGCTGTCGGTGTCGCCTTTCAGCTCGCTCAGCAGCTCCGCAGGCACATGCTTTAGCACCGCACCCGCGTACTGCCTTGCGCGCTTCTCGGCCCACTCGTAGAAGCGGGACCCGTAGTGCTCGGCGAGCATCTGCGTCCACTCGTCGTGGCTGACGGTCTTCTTTTTGCCGTCGTCGCCCTCGATGGTCAGGCCCTCGCTGTGGACCTTGTGAACCTTGATCTTCTTGCCGCCCAGGTTGACCTCTTCGCCCTCCTGGGCGCTGCGCGCGCTGCTGCTCTCCGCGTAGTAGTAGCGCCAGCCGCCGCCCGGCTTGGGCACGCGCCGAACGTACTTGTGCGAGCCCGCTTGCTGCCCCTTGATGGCCTTGGCGAGCATGGCGCTGAACGCGCCGTGAGCCTTGCCGAACAAGCCCAGCTGTTGCTGGGGTTCGGCCTGCTTCTTGCGCTCGCTCTGGCGCTCAAACAGCCCTTGCTGGGCGCTGTCGGCCTTGGGCTTGCGCCGGGCCTTGGCCGTGGCGGGGGCCTCGCCGCGCCGCCCCACCAGCGTGCGCCCAGCCCCGTCCGCCTGGACGTGGTAGCCCGCCGCCTTGAGCCGCCGCACCACCTTCTCATTGTGGCCGCGCTCAACGGCGTGCAGCTTGTCCACTTCCTCGGGGCTCAGGTGCGCCTTGGGCTTGCCCGTGTGATCCCGATGGTGCGACTCAATGTGCTTGACCTCTACCAGCGTGGCGCTGTGCTGCCGGACGTGGACGCCGCTCGCCCCACCCTTGCTCGGGGTGGCGTGCCTGCCCTCGCTGTGACCGTGCGCCCGTAGGTGGCGCGCCAGCTCCCCCTGCTCGATGCGCCGCAACGGTGCCTTGCGGTTGCTGCCCTCGTCGGCCGCGCCCAGGATGCTGGTCTGCCGGTGCTCCAGGCCGCTCGCCGCGTGCCAAGGGATCGTGTGCGCCGCGTCGGCCCACTTGCCGTTTTTGGGGCCAATGAACGGACCTTGCTGGGCCTTGGCGATCACGTCTCGCAGGGTCAGGTCACGCACCGACACGGGTCACCTCCTTGCGCAGCCACTCGGGAACACGGCCACCGTCAGCGCGCAGATGATCGTACAGCTCCCGGCACAAGCGCGCACGCGGAACGATGCCGGGCTCGGGGCGGATCAGCCCGCCGACGGGGCATAACATCTTGATCAGGTTAGTGGCCTGGGTGGGCGTCATGCTCATGATGCGGTGTCCTCTCCGTCTTCGCTCAGTAGCTCGCGGACCACGAAGTTATCAGCCCCCTTCTCCCGGCCGAAGAAACCGGGGTCGACGCCCAGGGCCGCCGCCGCCATTTCGGCCGTGGTCATGCCGGGCTTGAACATGGTTTGGCTGATAGCCGCGTCGGCCGCAGTCGTCGCCCCCACCAGCATAGACCCCTCTCGGATCTTGTTGGCGACCTTGGCCTGCACAATCAGGTCAACAGGCGACCCGACCGGCCGCAGCACCTTGACGCGCTCCGTCTGCCCCTGCCGCCACACGCGCCCCGTGGCCTGGGTCAGCTTGTCGGGCTCCCACGGGGTGTTTGCCCACCCGACGAAGTTGGCGCGCTCTTGCAGGTTCGCGCCCGTGCTCAGCGCGTGCGCGTTGGCTAGCAGCAGCTTGAATTTGCCGCTGTTGAGCCCGCGCTGTAGCTCTCGCCGCCGCGTCTTGCCCAGCCCGCCGTGGTAGTGCGGAACCTCGCCGTCGAAGCCGCGCCGCTTGAGCGCGCGCCGCATTTCATCGACCCATGCCGCGTTATAGGTGCTGAAGATGATCCCGCCCGTCTCGGGCTGCT